CAGGAGTTGGAGTTTCTGGAGATGCAACAAATGCTGATATCGGTAGTTTATCAAACATTGCTCCATATTCAGGTAAATAAGTTTCAAAATAAAAGGCACGTCCAGGTATTGACTTTGCCGAAACCCAGACACCTTCAACAAATTCGCCGTGTCCGTCCTGTAGATCACGAAGATACTCTTTACGAACCCAAACTTTCTGTGCAGGTAGATTTGTAATTAAACAACTCATAGCCAATCTTTCTCTTCTTCTAAGTATCTATATGTCAATTCTTCATCTTTTGAAATGGTGCGAAGTGTAATATATGCTTCTTCTTCATTAACACCACAGTTTGGATTATCGGAGTGATTGACATAGTATGCCTGATAAAGGCGATCTAAATGACAATCAATCCAAAATCCCTCATTATCACACCAAGTCATTGAGATCATATGTTGATGAATTTCTTCTGGAATTGAAGTCCAGGGTACTTTAAACACTTCATCTCTAATTTTCCAAATAACTGTGTCCTTTGGAATTTCAACCAAGGCAAAAACGCCCACTCCGTTACAAATGTTACTTGGGGCAAGATAGGTATACAGTTCTAGACTGTAAGGATTCATCCTTTACCTTGTCCTCTATATTTTTTCTTTTTACCATTACGAGAAGTTGCCGAGAGAAGAGTCCGAGGAGAACGCCCTTGACGAGTTTTCTTCGGTGCTCCAGGTTCAAATATAACCTTATTCTGTCCTTTAGCCATTTAGAGTACCTTCATCAGATAATACGAGTTTTTTCGTGACCCACGCGAATCCGAGGGTCACACCAAATTTTAAAACCTTTTTCAATTGCATCAAGACAGAATGAAACATCCTCTCCACACATATCTTGTACTGCACCAGATTCAAAGACTTGCATCTTAGGAGCAAACCAAGGATACTCAAGATTCTCAAAGACCCCTTTCTTAATCAGTACCCAACCAAATCCAGTGTAATCAACTGTAAAAGGTTTACGACGCTTGCTGATAGACTCGACAGTTTCATGATTCATGACTCCACCATTCTTGCGGAAGTCATCTTCCTCTAACCAGTGTGCGACAGAGGTTGTGTGTCCATCTTCTGTTGCATACCATCCAGCAGCAATTTCTCTTTCTTCACCATTCTCTGGAAGAGCAAGATCACAGAGTTGCCAGAACTTGTTAGAGTCAAAGACAATATCCGAGTCAATCCAAAGTTGATAATCATATTGTAGTTTTCCATCCCATGGAATTTGTTTAGGTCCGCGAAGAACATTTGCACCTAAACATTTACATCGCGCAAAGTTAACCATTGATGAGTAGTCTTGTGAAATTTGAATACCCATTCCATTTTGAACTATATCAAAACAAAGTTGTACAAATGCTTTGAGAAAGATAAAAGAACATCCTCTGCCAGGTAAACAGAAAACAATACTCTTTCCTCTCATTCTTTCCTTAATTGCATCATAGTCCCAATCTTCAGTCTTGGGAGTAGGTGCTGTTGCTTTAACTGTGAATCCTTTTGCCATAAAGTTTAATCAACCTTCAGATCAATTTTATCAGATATATATGCTTTTGTCAATGTGAAGAATTTAAGATTGTTTCTTTGCTAACAATTACTTCTTCATAAGAAAGATCCTTTTCAGTATAATCAGTTTTTAACAAACCAATCATATTATTCAATGACTTCCAGGTAGTATTAAATTCCTCTTCTTTTAGAGAGTGAACTATACATATGTCTTTCGCGTATATGTGATATATTTTTTCCATATTTTGTGAAAAATTTTTCCCAGAAATTTTTTAATGGTAATTTATTTTACTATCGCATTATATATCAGTATTACTAAGAATACAATAGGCACCCGCACAATCTTTGGATATCTTATCACCCACCCTGCAAGTACACCTCTGTAGAAATTCAAATAAGGGGGGGGAGCCCCTGCGTGTTCTAAAAGGAGTTTTGTGAATTCTCATACCTGGGGGAATTTTTTTTTGATCTTTATATTTACAGGTCGATTTGTCACCTCTGTAGGTTAGGGTAGTGGTCGGTTTTTATTAACGCCCCCGCAACCGCGACGCCCCCGACGCCATAACACTGCTCGCGGGGTTATACTGCCAATCCTAACATAAGTGCCCCCCAGTGTCAACCAGGGAGCACACAGTTGTTAATAATCAGAACTCAATGAATTCAATAGTGCTCTCCTCAGTATCACTCACAGCATCAGCAGCGAGAGTATCAAGAATCGACAGAAGTTCATCGCCAGTGTTACCTTGAGCGAGAAGAAAAAGTGCAATCGACTTGGACATTTTGTGTGTTTTGTGTTAGAATGTGTGTGGTCTGGGAGAAGTATATTTAATGACCCCTTCGTCCCGTTGGGTCAGTGTATCAACGAACCAGAGAGGGATAATCCTTCATATGAAATACCGGTGCATCATAACCTAAACTTAGGGGCGACTTGAATATCCATTCAGAATAGTCTACTGTGCTGACTGGTTGTTGATACTCTACAGAAAGATTGATAGCCGCACGACATTGCTCTGCGATCTGATCCAGAGTATAACGGGACGAAGGAATGTAACGCATGATTGTTGATATCAGAGAAAGACTTTAGAGGTATAAGCTTCTGGGCGCTCTTGCCAACGCTTTGCTGTAGGAAACTGTGCTACAATCTTATCTGCAGCATTATCAACAAATTTGCTGTGTTTCTTATAGTTTCCTAGAGATTGGTTGAGAAGGAGAACCTTACCCTCTGCATCGTGAATTTGAAGAAACCAAGTCATTTTGTGATTCGAAAGTGTACAGTATACTGTACGGTGCTTAAGTGTAACTCAGAAGTCGAACACTTCAGAGTTAATCTGAATGACATTTACCTTGGGATTGTTATACTTAACCCCATCACCAGTTACTGCACTCGAACCTAGACAATCACAGAAGGTTTCATAGTCACCACACTCAGAAGCAAGGTGATACAAACTCTCATCATTGTTGATCCAGAGAGCAATATTCCAGGTCTCATAATTCTCCCAACCGTTATAGCTGGTATCCAGAACATTTGCTTGGAAAGTGGTGCTCATCGTGTTGGTGGCAGTGCTCATACCATAGGAACACTTTGAAGGCCCCAGGAGTTACTAACACTTAAGGTCTTGTGAGTATAAATCCAGACAGCAAAAAACCTCCGAAAAGTCCACTGCTTTTTCGGATTCTTAAGTTCTTGGATATAGCTTAACCACATAACCTAATACACAATGACTCGGCAAATCGGGAACACTAACGTTAAACCCTGTACGCCTGTATAATATAAACGAATCAACTCATAAGATAGTAACGATTACTGACGGAATGTAGCAGTGAACTCTAATAATCCAGAACGAAAGACTTATCTCACCAGGTTAACTGTCTGTTGTGCTCTCTAGGTATAAAGTTGTGCTGAATGTTCTGTCGTTTACTGTTAGTCTCTTATGAGTTTATTTATACACTTAAGAACCCATATTACCACCTATCGGGACAACTTAGGTCCTCTACATATGCTGATACCTTCTCTGCAGGTTCGAGATCAAAGATCTTCTCCCAATCCAAATTGTGCGGGTCAAAGTCATTGAGGACCTCTAATTCAATGGTCACACGATACTTTTGCTTTTGTGCCTGATGATACGCAACCGACATAAGTGTGCTCCTTGAGTATTATTGGAGTATTATAAGATGCCTGGGAGTAGCTGTCAAGGGGTTGGGAGTATTTATGAGGGGTTTTTAGAGTTTTGTGAGGTCTTTGTGGGGGTTTGAGAACACTCTGGGACGTGGAGTTTTATGTCGGGGTGCTTGACATTTTGCTGCGAGTGTGATAGCTTGACGCCAAAGATAACGACACTCAGAGACATTTAAGAACAACACTTATTGCGAATGATTATCAATAACAATACGATTAAGAATATCATTTAGTACAGCATTTTATCATATATAGTACAACATTCTATCATACACTAAATGAAAACAACTGGCATCATTTATTCAATTCTCAATAAAGTAAATGGGCACAGATATATTGGACAAACGCAACAAGATTTGAGCAAAAGATGGGGACAACACATACAAGAAAGCAAGACATATAGCGACAGACCTTTATATCGTGCAATCAATAAGTACGGCATTGGAATGTTTATTGTCCGCATTATTGAGGAGGACA